CTGCTTCTTTCATACTCTTAGGTTTCTTACCTCTTTTTTTCATATTGATTGCAATCGCAGCCTGTTGTGCAGCACTTACTGCCTCGTTCATTCTCTTAGTTTTCTTTTTCATCGAGTTGATATATTTTCTGTAGACTGCTGCCTCAGAGGTTTTACCCATCTCTCTCGCCCTTTGTTCCATAGCAACAGCCGCTTGAATTTTATGAGCATGCGATCTAGAAGAATTCCTGATTTTTGAGACAGACGCTCTTGCTTTTGCCACGTTCTTGAAACCAAGTCCATGAATAGTTCCTTTAGGATCTTCATCAGTATATAAGTCAGAGTGTTTTTTAGATTTTGCTGGTTGTCCTGCCTTTCTTGGAATACGAGGATTTGACTCTTCTGTCATTGCCTTTTCTAAATCATCTGCCTGTTTAGCATGTGTTTTAGAACCTTTTCTTAATTTACCAACTAATTTTTTGACAAACGGTTTATCCTTACTGTTTAATGTTTCATAAACTATCGATTCACCCATTCCACCGCCGCCATTGCCACCACCATTACCACCAGAACCACCGTTACCATTTCCAGAACCATTCCCGCCGTTCCCATTTCCGTTAGAACTTCCGTTACCATTGCCGTTTCCACTATCAGATCTATTATCACCTCTTGCGAGGTATCCACGAGCACCTATGTAGTACCCACGAGGAATCTTCTTACACTTTTTATCAGTGAAACAATAATATTTGCCTGGGGGACACTTTTTAGCCATTATTTTTCTGCTGCATATAAAGCGAATGTAGAAGTAGTTATAACAGTCATCATATTAGCAATATGTTGTTTAGTATCAGAGTCACATTGTTTGAGAGTAAAACACCCAACTATTGTTGCTCCCACTATTCCTAACTGAAATAAGATTACAATCCTTATGAGATTTATAATCTGCTTCTTAGTTTCCATCTTAGAAACTAGGAACTCCTAAACCTACTCCATCTGGTAATGGTAAAGATGTTCCTTCTGATGAAGGTAATCCTAAATCTCCAAGGCCATCAGGCATGACAGATTCCATTACTTTACTTTTGACGTTTTCGATAATCGCATCCTTATTGAGATATACAACCCCAACAGCACCAACGACGGTGATAGATACAACACCACTTGCAATAGCGATTCCATTGATAATTTTTTGTAACATGATTTTTCTCCTATAAGATAATAGCACCTATAATAAATCCTTTTGCAAAAGTAATGCAAAGGACTTGGTAGTCAGTTAAGTTAAATTTTTTCTGAAACCAAGCAATTTTTTTCTTGTCCCATTCAACAACCTTATCAAAGATTTTTTGAGTTTTATCTGATAATGCCATCATTAACCCTCCTGTAATGTACCGAAAGACCTTCGTATTTCACGAAGTTCCTCGAAGTTCTTTTGTTTTGTGCCACCGTCATATGACCAGGCATATCCTTCGGTGATCATTTGTTCGTTGAGTGATACATCATCATCGCCAATGTATAACCAACCAAGCAGCCTACCATACTTACCCATGCCACCTTTGAGTTCAGTTCGTATAGTGAGTTCATCATCTCCATCAATAGCACCCTCAAGTTTTTCCTTCATCCAATTGGTAGCATCTAATCCCAATGCTTTTTCTTCCAAGTCTCTTGTTCTCTTCTCCGGTGTATCAACTCCTGCAATTCTAACTCTTTCTTTCTTGTATAGATCAAACCCAAGATCAATGGTGACATCAATAGTATCCCCGTCATCAACACGATTTATCTCCGTTACTCTAAAATTATAGCAGCTTTTCCTGCTCGGTGGAACCATCGCTCCCATACTGTGCCTCCATAAAATCATCCAGTGCATTATTTATAGCGTCACCAGGCTTGGTTGCTGTTTTTTCTATCTGACCCTTTCTCATATTTCTTTGAAACATCATTTGCAGACTCTGCCAATGATATGGGTCTCTAATATTAATTTCTCCTCTTACTTCATCAATAGGTATGAGAGGTTTTGGTTTTACTAATATTAAATCTCTTTCATCAGGACAATAAGTAGGTTTACCATCCAGACGAGGACTACAAGCATGTGCAGGTGGGTCAGTTATAGGTGCTGTACCACACATTGTTAAAAAAAATATTGGAATTATTGCTAACTTATTCATCTTTACCCTCTACTTTCATTACAACCACAGGTGCTATCACTCTGTGAAATTCACGGAAGTATTCTTCTCGATTCTTTGCATACTTTCGTTCTTCTTTTTTAGTCATTAGGAAAGAAATGATCGTATCTCATTATATAGTATATTGCTATTGTAACACAAACTAACAATATTGCAACCATTATAACAATCGACCAAGTAACCGTTTGAGCTGCCATAACTTAATCCTCCACCATTTACGTTTACGTTGAACTGGTAATATCTCTTTGAACCGATGCATTAGATACCTTGGTCTTTATATCGAGAGTAAAACTCTTTCAATGATGATTGACATTGACCTTTGTTTTCAGTATCTGGGTCTTTATATCCTTTAATTCTTTTCCATTCATTATGTAATGCACCTAATAACCACGCTTGAGATAAACTATGAGGTCCGTTTTCTAATAGTTCAAGATGTCTTTTATTATTACAAAAATTCTTAGCGTAGTCTTCTCTCCAATTTGTATCGTCGTATGTTTTTTCCATTAAAGTCCTTCGCTCCAAAAGTTATCGATTGGTGATTGTATATTTCTTGACATTACAAACAATCCAATATTTGTAAAAAACCAAAATATATTTATCAACCAAGTATTTCGCCAAAGATATTTTCGATTATACTCTACAATGTAAATATCTCTTTCATTACCCCCTTTTCTAACTATCTGCTCTAATCCTAGTGCATCCACAAAACCGATTGCGTAGATGTAAAAAATAAAATTTAGAAAGCTAGATGTGAGTAGTAAAAGAGATACCATTTAATTGTTACAGGTGTAATATTTATTATATCACTAAACCATTGACATTGCAAGTTGTAACTCTCTTGCGTGTTTGAGTTCGTCCTCTGCTATCTCCGCAATCTTTTTATCTTCTGGATGATATGCAGAGTATTTAACATAAGTTTCGTATGCGTGTTTCTCAATCTTCATATTGATGTCATACGCATCTATTGGACTAGCGAAATAATAAGCAACCATAATCCAATAGTAAAGAAGAACCAAGTGTTTAGCGAAGAATCTATCGATCCAGTGCTCATTGCCTCCACGAGTTTCCATCTCCTCCAAGTGTTCTGTTTCATTTAATGCCTGATAGAAATGTTCCTTCATTAAGTATATATGGTCTTCTCCTCGTAGTCCAAGTGACTCACGAAAGTGAAGTACACTTATGAATGAGAAGTATGGTGCTCTTGCAATTACTTCAAGAACCCAGAATCTTTGAAAGTCTCTACCTCTGTAAAGAAAATCAATGATGTATATTGTGGTATCTAATACCCAAGTGTTAAATTGTTTCATACCCAAGCGTAATTAATTGATGTGTAAACTGCTATACAGATGAATCCAAATAAGATAGTTGTTGATTTGATAGGTAGATTTTTCATTTGACCTCCTTGATTGAGTCCAATGAAAAAGGATGTTCGTGTAGATACGGAACATCCTCTCTTGCGTGTTTTACTGCTTCAAATGCGTCTTCCGCATATTCACCAATTTCATGGTGTTCATTTTTTTGGTCGTGCCAACTTAATGTGTAGTGGGACATGATAGTTTCAACTCCAGTACATTATTATTTAGTATATCATACTAGGTATAAATACGCATTTATGTGTGGACTCCCACACCTATCACACTCTTTTTCTTTTTATTTTAACAATCGAAATACCTGCTATTAATCCTACAACTAATCCTAGAGATGCCACTGCAACTGTAGTGCTGAATACTAATTCAACTGGAATAAAAGGTTGTGCTTCCCAAGTGCCTGGCAATGTATATACTGATGGGTTTGATCCAAAAATCATTTTTCTTTTCTTTTCTCTATGTATATTCTAGCAGAAAATTTTAGATTGGCAACTTAACAATTCTTATTTAAGTCCTCTGCCATACCACCACCTATTTCTGCACCTTGATTTCCACTAAACATTGTTACCCAACCAGCAGCAACCCAACCAACAATGGGAATATTAGCGACGCTAGGAGCAACACTGGCACCAACACTTGAACCAACGAGCCTTCCTGTTTGCTCTGCTCCTCCGATTGCTTTGATACAGGCTTCTGATTTTTTATCTCCTTCTGTAACTGTAATTGGTTTGTTGTGAACTGCACCGTCCATCGTGTACTGTTCCACGACTTTAACTTTGTTGTTAGCCAACCCAAGAAACCCACCTTTAGTATTGCTATCCCTTTCCACACGCATTACTTTTGGATCGTTTGCTTTGTAACTAATTCTATATCCATCTCTTCCTACTTCTGCTTCGTATGATGTATAAGGACCAACTGGTAGGTTGATGCTTGGCAATTTACTTTGACGATTTGATAAAGAACCTATCATACCAATGTGAGATAAACCAACGAGTCCACCCAATCCCAAGGCGAACCATTTACCCCATTTCACTTCTTTCTTTTCCATTATGATTTCTTAGGAGGAGTGCCAGGTGATATAACCATTGGTGCTTGCTCTAATCTTATTGTCTGTGCAGGTGCTGCTTGAGTTGCTTTCTCGATAAGCATCTCCATATCTTTCTTAGATATGTTTGCTCCTCCTCCACCAGCTGCAGCATTTTTATTTTTTGCTGTCTGGATGCCGAAGCTAGCCAAAACTCCTGTGAATACTGAAGCGATAAATGTCGGATCTATATTCTTCTGTGGAAAGTTTGGGATAGCCACATAGTTCAAAGTTAGAATCCCACCAGACCAAATAAGAATACCCAATCTCACGAAGGTAGAAAAGATTTCCATCTGTTCTTCTTTATCGTGTGAAAACTCTTTTAATTTAGCGAAGGGGCCTTTCTTTTTGGTCTCTTCCTTTTTTACTTCTTCTGTCATGAAATCAATATAATATCTAATGTATATATTGATTTACACCATTAGAAAGGTGATGTTGGAAATGAAGGTGGTGTTTGGTCTGCTTGTCTTGTTGGTGCGTCAGCTTCTGGTGCTCCAAACTTAGGTATGTCTAATCCACCAAGTGCTCCACCACCTAGATCACCAAGACCACCTGGCATTACTGACTCCATCACTTTACTTTTGATGTTATCTATGATGGCATCCTTACGAATGAAGACGTATCCACCTAGACCAAGAATAGCAAGAGATACCGCACCCGATGCGATAGCAATTGCGTTTACAATTTTTTGCATGATTCTAGAATATACTATTCTTTCATATTATACATCATGAATAGAAAAACGGCAAATGCTAATACTACCTCTCCTAATATCATTGATGTTGATGTTAATATTCCTAATCCCATTTGTTATGATAATAAACCTAAAGAACCTGCAGTTACTCCCACTGCCAAGAAAAAACTAAATTCCACCAAGTCTCTTGTACCTGGTGGAATTGCATTTATAATTGTTGATATGAATATCATGATATCACATACTGCCCTGCATTAAGTGCAGTGTAGCAGGCTAATATTACTAGAAAAGTGACTTGAGGCATAAAATTAAAACTCCGATCATTGCTAAACGACCATTTACTTTTTCGGCGTACTTCCAATATGGATGTTTCCAGTTCATGTTCCAGAGGGTGCGTAAACTGGTTGTGCTATTCCAACACCTTTACCGCCTTGGAAATCATCATCGTCGTCATCATTGACTGCTCTAAGAACTAATTCTGCTAGAACTAGTATCCCGATTGGGTATAAGCACCATATGATGGCTGTGAATGGTGATATCTCTGAAACTGCTTGTAGTTCGCCCATGTAAATTTATGTTACAGTAATTATTTAGTTTTGTAAAGTTTTATGCGAAAACACTTGTAAAAGTGCTTGTTCCAAGTGCCAACATAAAAATGTATGGCACTACTTTAAATGGCACTGGATGTCTTTTCATTATACGAAACCTGGTATGATTTGACCTGTTGTTAGGTAAGCACCTAAACCTGCGATGATGCCAAGCATTGCTAATCTTCCGTTAAGTTTCTCAGCAACTAACTTTTCCTTTTCAATTTCTTTTTTCATTTAGAAAATACCTGGAATGATGTTTCCTGTTGTTGCATATGCTCCTACTGCTGCAACGAAGCCAAGCATAGCTGCCCAACCATTAAATCTTTCTGCTTCTGGTGTCATTAGATTGTACCTTTTTTGAATTGTGAATTGTGTGTTAATTTTCATTTTAGAATAAACCTGGTGCTATCCATCCGAATAGACCATAGTTAACTGTGCCGATAATCAGACCAAGCATTGCTAGGCGACCATTGACCTTCTCTGCATATTTCCAGTATGGGTGTGTGAAATCCATTAGAAAATACCAGGTATAATTTGTCCTGTGGTTGCATACGCACCGACCAATGCAACGAAACCGATCATAGCCCAACGACCATTAACTTTTTCTGCATTCTGTGGGTATCCTTCGTATGACGCACTCTCATCAATGTATGGACGAGTTTCATTTGGGAAAGCATTTTGTCTTCCGCCTGATTCAGTTGTAACGGTCATTTAAGTTTTGTTAAGAAACGTAACATAATTATATATAAAAGATTAAGTTTTGTCAAGCGGAAAGTTTTTAAATGCGTATTTTACGATACTTTTTAACATTACTAAATAAATACAGAACTTATACCCATAGGGTGAAATGAAAAAATTAATTCCCCTTGTTATGGTAGCAGGATTTGGAACTCCTGCTTTTGCGGACATCACTCATAAGATGACGTCCTCGTTTCAGTTGACCACAAACGCAGCTGCAACACAGGTTGAGCGAATTGGATCTACATACACAGTCTCTGGATCTGGTGTGACCATGGATGTTGGTGGTGGTAACTCTGCTGATAATAATGTTGGTGGACTAGGTACACTCTCATCAGGCGTTGGTCAGGGATCTATTGCTACAGCGACCCAGACAAGTGCAGGGGGTGCGTTCAGCTTTAGCCAGTCATTCATTGCTGGTGACGTAATTGAAACTACAGCACCAGCAGTAGGTGCAGTTAGTGACTACTCTAGTCAGGTATCTACTGGTGTAGGTAGTGGAACTGGTACAGGTACTGTAACATCAGCACATGCGGTAACAGCAGTTGGTGGTGGAAGTGGTACATCAAGTATAGGTCAGTTCGTAACTGAATTAAATATCAACTGATGAGTGATGCGTATAAGACTTTTGTTATGTACGCTAACCATAGGGTGGGTTAGTCCTACCCTCGCTGTGCCCGTGGTGCCAAATTTTACACAGGGCAGTATGACCTCGGTGACAACCCAGACGGTCACTACGAATGAGACCATAAATAGTATGGATTATGCGACAGGCTGGACTTATTCGGTCAGTGGCTCAGGGGTAGAACTTGAATCAGGTAGTACTAATGTAGCACCTGATGTGACTACTACACAAACTAATACCGTAGACGGTGTGACTTCAACATGGACTGGATTAGATTTATCAACAAACAACAAACCAAATTGGGTGCAATCCGAGCAAGGAGGAGCGTTCCAATTTACAGAG